TATACAGAGGATAGGGGCGGCAGGCTAAGAGAAGTTAGACCTGGCATGGAATGTATAGGCGAGCGCATTATTGACCAAATCACCTTTGAGCAGGCATTGCGTGAAGTGCAAGAAAAGCCTTTAGCTTGGATTGAGGATGGCATTGTTTATTGGGTTTGGTGTACTGAGGAAGGCTTAATTGATTCTGAAAATCATTTTTTCAAAATCATGTCTCATAAAGATGGTTTTAATCATTTCTGGTTTTATGATTTTATCAGTTATCCAGATGAGCCACCTGATCATAAAACTCTTCAAAAGCATATTTTGAATAAGCCATGCTTTCAATCCGAATCATGGTCAGAATTCTACGAGCGAGACCTGCCGATCCTAATCCGCATGGTTAGGGAGGGGGTATGAAGTTCCATATATTTCACGATTGGTATGAATGGTTTGAAGTGAAAATAATTAAAACCTATGACAGCACTACAGCCGATGAGGAAAATGATCTGCCTATTTATCAAAGCATGATAATGAAAAAAATATGCAAAAAATGCCAGTTACCAAAATATAAGAAAGTGAGGATTAGCTAATGAACCGAGCGGGGGCTGATAAGTTGAAAATAGAAAGGATTATTAAAGGGTCAGGCCAAGCATCTAAATTCACAAGTGTTTTGAGTGTAATAAGCGCACTTGTTGAAGAGTTTTGCGAAGACCCTAGCAACAGCCAATCAGAAATGCGTTTTTTGCTAGACAAGATCATAAGCTTTGGCTATGGCACAGTTTATTTAACTATTTCAAAAGACTATAGGCAAGAGCAAGCAGAAAAAACGCTGGAGGAGACTTTAAATAAGATCAAGAAAAGCGTTACAGATCAAGCAAATTTAATGGGCTTTAAAGCATAAAATCAGGGGTGGGGTGTGATTCAAGTTAATTTAAGCAAAACGCAATTAGATGATCTTTTTGAGGGGCGTGGCTGGACTTGGTATGAGCATCAAGGCCAAGTTTTCAAAATTACTAAAGATGATCTGCGCTTTAAAAAATCAGATTTAGACAAGCTAAAAGATAAATTAGATAAGCAAACCAAGGAGGACGTATAAATGCAGCTCATGAGAGTAGTGGATTTTATTAATAAATATTTTGTTGAGGACTTAACTGCGGAGCCGCCAATCAAACGGCCCTCTAAATCAAATATTTATAGTAAGATTGTCAATAGAGAAGTGCCAGGTATGAGACTTGGTTCTCAATGGTATGTTGACGAGGAAGCCTGGTTGCTTCAAACTTCACCTATGGCAAAAAACAACCCTCAATCAGTAACTTATGCTCAAAGGATATTGCGTCAATGATTCGCCCCCGTAAAAAAGGCTATAAAAGTTTGCCTCCTAATTTGTACTGGCATAAGACTCTTAATAGGTTTTATTACAGGCATCCTGTCACTAAAAAGGATACTTATTTTGACAGCGCTACTGATGAGATGACTGCCATTAATACGGCTCATATCTGCAATGGAGAATTAATCAAAAAAATAGAAAAAGCCGATGTGATTCTTGGCTCTATTATGTCTATGTCTAAATGGTGTGAGCATTTTGAAAATGTGATTTTGCCTAAAAAAAAGCTGGCAGATAATACTATACGGGATTATAAAAACCAGCTTAAGCGGATAAAATTGCATTACAAAGATGCTGATATCAGCACAATGACAGTTTTAGATGTATCAACCTTTTTAGATAAAATTGCCGAAACTGCGCCAGTCCTTTCTAATCGTACCCGCTCCCTTATGATGCTGCTATTTAAGTACGCCATAGCCAAGGGGTATTTAGAAAACAATCTTGCTGATCAAACAATGCCAGTTGAGATTGAGAAAAAACGCAAGCGTTTAACATTAGACCAGTACAAAGCTATTTTGAACTTCAAGCAGGAAATTAACGGCCAAGTGGTTGAAACGCCTAAATTTCTTAAAATTGCCATGAGGTTAGCGTTTGCTACTGCTCAGCGTGAAGGCGATGTTATGATGATGCGCTATGATGGTATTGTGAATGGCGAACTTAGGGTTAAGCAGGAAAAGACCAAAAAGCAAATAGAAATTGCCTTATTTCCTGAACTTGAAAAAATCATCGCAGATTCCAAAAAAGACAATTTATTAAGCCCTTATATAGTGCATCGAGACCCTAAAAAGAATATTGCTTTTAAAGGTCGTCAACATTACACGCAATGCAGCAAGGAATATGTCAGTAAAGCCTTTGCAGAAATTCGAGATTTACTGCCTGAGTTTAAGGCAATGAAAGATGAAGAAAAGCCCACGTTTCACGAGATCAGAGCAACCGCTATAAAATGGTATGAAGACCAAGGTTTTGATGTTCAGCATTTAGCAGGACATTCAGACCGAAAAATGACCGAGCATTACAAGAAAGGTCATGATGATTGGCAAAAAGTGAAAGTCAGCGGGATTAAGTTTGAGTTTTAGTAATATTTTAGTAATCTGTTAGTAAAGATTGATATTTGATCAATATGGATTGGCTCTGGATGCTTTGATATATAAGGCCTTGAAATGGCTCCCCGAACAGGACTCGAACCTGTGACCCAATGATTAACAGTTATGCGGGCTAATCTTCGTAAGTTATTGATAAATATAGTAAAGACCCTATTTTAGACCCTGTCTTAAAGCAATCATAGCATATACAGTAATAAAGGGCTTCAGGGGTGGTTTTAGTAAGAGTAATTATTCTCAGTTAATCTGGTTAAATCAGTTAAAATCCTTACTAATAAAATACATTCGCTCTAAGTTTTTCCATCTTTTCGGCACGATTCCAAATTAATGCTATCTAGATTAACGTTCCCTTTTTGTAGTATTATTAGCATACAGGAGAACAAAGGGAGGGTTGAGCATGGTTGCAGTGCGGTGGGTACATCCAAAATACAAAAAGTATTTTGAAGCGGTGGTTGATAGAGATATGTTTGGCGAGCTAATTTTTACCACTCATGAAGGCGGTGAGCAAAAGAATTCCGATAAAGAGAAAAAGACCGCCATTGATTCTTACGAAGTTGCCCAGGAATGGATTAAGCTAATACATAAGCGTAGAATCAGTCATGGGTATGTGTTGGCTTAATTAATGAATGATATTACTTTGCGTTAATAAGCCATACCATATTAACGGCGTCATTAAAATGCTATAATCAAGCGGCAGTAGCGATGCTGTAGCGAAAGCATTAATCAGTAGCGTGAGAGCTGTTCTGGGTTGGTAAGTAATGAGAATGGGCAGAACAGGTGCAGAGTGGCTTCTCCTGCGGAATGCACACAGGCAGCTATAAAACGAGGCGTCCAACTCCACGCCTATCATCTGCAGAGTCAGAGTAGCGCCCGGCCTACTGCTTAGTGAGGGATTGTGTCATACGGAAAACTTTATAAAAATAGATATCTTGACCCATTCGAGGCCCATTGGACGAAAAAAAAAATTTTTTCTTTTTATACCAAAGCAAATGACAATAAACTTGCTCTTTTAAAAGAAAAAAATCCCAATGATGGTGCTCATATCTCATTTTCTAATGAATATTTATCCCTAATAAAAGAATGGCTGGAAACCAAAAAGGGTAACAGTGGGGCCTATCAAAAACTCTGGAAAGATGCTGATATTCTTAGCACTGAATATTACAATGAATATTATAGATTAATGCAGACAGCACATGGGGCAGATAAAGATTACACAGATAAAATCAATCGCCTCTATAATATTTACGAACTATACAGTTGCATTGCGATGGCTGCTAATGAAATTATGCATTTTATCAATTACACATCTTAACTTTAAACTATCCCCAAAGATATCCACAAATTCTGTGGATAAGTTTACAGAATTCAATCGGATGTTTATTTAGAATATTAAATGATGAGCGCCCGCATAATAGGCCCCGCATCCTAGTCCAGCTAAACAACCACCGATAATATGGGAATTCTTTAATAAAAAAGAAGTAACAAGCTTAAACATTTGCTGTTCAGCCAGAACCAGCCCCGTAAGCTTATCGAGGTTCTTTGCTGTATTCATGGCAATCGTTCTGGTTTCCGCATGCTCAACTCTCAAGTCTTCCACCTTGTCTTCTAAAACGTCTACGCGCTGATCTAGCTCCATTTTAAATTATCCCTTGCTGTTTTTATAGTTTTTTGTGGTGTTTTTTTTAGATTGGCATCAAATAACCAAAAACATCAACCGATACAGTGGCGGCCGCCCCCTGGGGTGTATTTGCTATTACTCCGAAAATATCTGCGGCAGCTCCAGCTACCGCCCCCGGTAGAATATTCATAAATAAATAATTGTTAGCAGTGGTTAAAGTAGATAGCGTAGTATTGGCGGTCACATTAGAAGCCCCACTATCAAAACCACCACTTAATTGAGCTGTCGTTAAAGAAATGGAAGCATTTCTTATACAGGCCCTAGTTATAATGGCTATAAATCCTGTGGGAACAGTATAAATATTGGTTTTAGTACCTACATTGACATCAACATTATCCATAGTTGCCAATTGAACTTCAGAGATTGTAGTATCTTCAAGCGCTAAAACTTTAAATTCTGTAGGCTGATATATAACTTGATAATAATCCTGAGAATTCATGCTGGTATTACCAGTTATATTAAAACCGCCGGCGGCTGTTATGATGATAGTCGTACCAGTTGCGCAATCAAAGAACCAGTTTTCGCCGCCTGTAAAGTCAGTTCCATCCAAAGTGATCGTTACTGGGGCTTCTAATGTAAAAACCAGGCGCTTTCCGACATCATCCACCGTAGGGGTATACGTATTAGAATTAATAATGACTTCTAATATTTTTTGCCCATAAAAAAAAGTATTTCCGAGGTCTAGGTGATCATCGCCCCATTTAGCGGAATCATTGCCATAAACATTGATTTTCCATGACCCATCAATAGTAGAATTATCAAGTAAAATACATTCAATGCAGCCACCAGTGGGCATCGTATAAAGAATATTACTACCGGAATCCCGAACGACAAGAGAGCGGGTAGATTTATTAATAAATCTAAATTTCCAGTTATTAAATAATGTTGTTGCATCTGGCAATACGTACGTTTGATCAAACGTACCCGTCAAAATTTGATATTGCGTTGATGCAATGGTTAGGGTTGTAGTGGCTCCCGCTGAAACAGTGCTTGTTATACCATTTAAAAGGTTGTTTATAAATGAATTCCCGCTTGTATCCCGACTTATTAAATTGCTAATGCCGCCAGTCGATGAATTGGGTGTGTCTGCTAAAACCAATGATCTAAATGTGGGGGCGGCATTTGCGCCTGTTGCTGGCCCCGCATAAACTTTATTGGCCGCTTGAGCTATAGCGGTAAAGCTTATAGCTGGCGTAGTGGTTGGATTGGGGACTGATGAGGTAAATAAGGGCGCTAAATTTCCTGCCGAAACATTTTTTACAGTTCCATTGCCATCTACGGCGGCACTGTTATTCATGAGTTGAATAATGGCTATAGGGCCATTGGTATAGCGCAATGTTTTATGCCCAGAATCATACGCTACGACCAGGCTGTTTGTGCTTATTTGCAACACTTGCACCGGGAGCGCCCCAACTCCAGCATTATAAGTAATAAGCTTCTGATTGGTATAATCCCACGAAACAAGCTGAGTTGTAGGGTTCCCATCCAGGGAATTGACTAGACCTTCATCACACTGCACAGCAACCCTTGCATTAGAGCCTAGCCTAAAATAACTGGTAGTATTTCCTGATACCGCTTGAGCAACGGTACTTCCAGGGCTTAAAAGCATATTACTGGCTTGATTGAATACGCTAAAAGCTGTTAAATCACTATTTCCTGTTGCCCGCCTTAAAGTATTGCCTGCTTGCTGACCATCTGCCACAGGCACAGTTTCAGTTAAAGCTACCGCCCCCCAAATTGGTAGCGCTTCGCTTTGAGAAACCAATCCCGCAAGGAGCTGATTATTTGCAGTGGGGTCATCTAAAAAGACTCCTTGGATATAACCTTCTGTCGTTAAAACAATTGAATTGGCTGGCGCTATAGTATTATTTGGATTAAATGGAATATTCCCAGACATGCCGAAACTCCTTGTAAGAGGCAAGTTAAAGTGATTTAAATTGAATTGGATTTTTTTGCGAAAAGCTGAATCTGCTAAAGGCCCAGGCTAGGGCTTAAGAAGACTTAAAACGCATTGAATTTATAGCGATGTCTAGGAGTTTAGTACATTTTGGGAAATTTGCAGGGGAATTTATAAAAAGTGCTTAAATCCTGATGAAATCAGGCTTGATTTTCCAGGCGAGGAGTCCACCAGTCAAAAGACAGAAAGTTAATAAATGGCTTCATAAGCCAGCTTATTTTATAAGTGTAATCTTTCTGGCCTTGAGCCTGACATTCCGATTTATTAACTGAAAGCTCTTTAGTTTGACTTTTGCCATTAGAATTACTACTATCCTTCTTGTTCATAGCTTCCCTTATTATAGATTAATTTCGCAGTTAGCATAATAAGGGAAGGCTTATTTCTAAGCAATCCTGAGTTAAGCCCCCGCCTCCTAAAATTTGACATCCACCACTTACAGGTATATCGTGACCTAAAGTTATATAAATCAGAGCAGGGGATAATCTATGAGAGGATATTCGATGTGGAATTTATGGAAGGGCTTTACAAGCCTTTTAGCAATTTCAGCAGGTGTTGCTCAAGCTTGTACTGTAATGAGAGAATCTAACATTCCAATTTCAGAAATAATAGGAAAGCCAATTAACCCGCTTGCTGGAGTAAACTTTACAAGCGATACCCCACAAACTGCTGTAGCAGAAGCCAGAATTTATTTTCCTGCGTTTCAAAATGAATCGTATTTTATTCCCCAGGGATGTCCTGATTTTATGCAAACATCAACTATTAAGGATACTTATTTTGCTTGTACTGCCTATCAAGTAACAGCCAGTGAATTTACTACTTTGGCTCAAAATTTAAGCGTCATCGGCGCAGATATTCCTGTAAATAGAGTTGCCTATGGTTATGGTGATTATCTGCCTGAAGGCGATTGCGAAAGAATGCCTTTTAATAACAATAGTTTTGTTTTCGGTGTATTTAGAATGACAGAGCAACCCTCAGTAAACTTGGAGAGATAACATGTATTCAGTCAGAAATGCGGTTGTTTCGGGTTTGGCGGTTTTGGGCGGGGCAACGCTAACAGACGCTCAAAATCAAAATGCCCTATGTATTGGTGAAAGCACTTTTATGTGTGCTGGCAGCCCGGGAAGCATTATATCATATACTCTGAATGTCCAGCCTGGAAATAGTATCTGTACATTAAATAGAAATTATTGCCCCGATGCTCCCGCTACCATCCCGCTTACTATGATTTTTGGGCAGCAGCCTTCAATAATCAATCTAGCAATGGGCGAAACCTATTCATTCAACTCCTCTACAGGTATGCAGCCTCTTGTAATTTATAATGGTGAACCTCAAGATAATAAGTGCCAAACAACGGTCGCCTTGACTTGCGATGAGCCTGTTGTCTACAACCTTCCACAGCCACCCCATTATGATACCTTCACATCTATTTTAGATGGTACGCCTAAATTATTATCTTATAATCTTACTAACTCGGAGGTGGCGTGTGAATTAAGTCGCACCCCATGCCTGGGACACCAAACAGACCCGATTTTATTCGGCATTCAATCTGCTTTTTATACGCCAGCACAAGGAGCATTGGCGCAGGGGGATGTTTTAGAAGTTCATGAAGGAATGGTTACATCATTTAAACTCGCGGATAATATGCCCAATGCTTTAAATACAGCTTTTTTTACTGCGGCAACTAGTGATATACCAAGTTCGCGCAAGAATTGTTCGAGTGCAGTTTTAATGACATGCACGAGCAGTCCGATTTAATAACCTATGCAAATATAATTTGCATTATCGGAAACCGCCCCACCCGAATAAACTGCACTGCATTGAGTAAGCGATGTGGCTGATGGTTGCGTGCCATCTAATTCAACATTAGATACAAAAAAGACTGCGGAATTTTTGGTGCCAGTCCAAACAATTGAAAGGCTTTTATTAGGAAATGCTTTAGCGAAAGTTGATACTTGCGTGCCGTTCAAAGTAAAATCAACCTGCCCCCAATTTATAATAAATCCGCCTGGTAATTCTATATACCCTGTATTTGTAACACCAGGGCCTGCATTAAATACCGATCTATTTGCAACTGCCGTTCTTGGGTTAATCAATTGCATATTAGTGCCGTCATAAGTGAGCCATGCTATTCCCCCTATTGGCAAATCGCCTAACGCTACTGCTGTGCCATCTTCGCGCACAATATTTTCAGCCCCCAGCGCACTAACATTGACCGTAGGAGTCGTGGTTAGGTTGGTATTGGCAATCTTAATTCCAAAGAATAAGCCTGTAGTATAGGCTGTCACTTGAGGGATTGAGACCGCATAAGTATCAGCCGCGCCAGCATCTAGACCAAAAAAGGGTGAGCTTCCTACGGTAGCAACGGTTCCTGCTGTTGGGTCGCAATTGACTAAATCCCCAATATTCCAGTTTTGAGCTGCCGTGCCTTCTCTGGCTCGAACCACTGTTAAGTTAGAGCCAGAAATCGATGTTGCATAGACAATTTCTTTGACAAGGCCTGTGGCCGCATCGGTCAGTATGACAGGCATAGGGGCTGCTATAGTAGGAGAGGGCAGGCCAGTTGAGCTTGCGACCTGTAAAGTAGTTGAGCTGCTACCGAAAGTGGCTGCAACAGAGGTTCTTATGAAATTCGCTAAAGTATAACTCATGTTAATATCACCTTGAATTTAAGTTGGAAGGGTTTGGCTAAAAAGCCGTTTTCAAATAAAAGCTTGAATGCGCGAGATTCTCGGTTATCGCTTAAGGTAATTGTGATCAGAAAATCTTGGTTAAATAATTTTTCATTATCACCATAAGATATGGTTCCATACGAGGTTGTTCCGTATGAACCCACCCATATATAGTCATGCGAAAATGTGATGCTGACGTTATATAGCTCATCAATGCCGTTGAGGTCTTTGCCATAGGGCCCGTACAAAAATCGAGCTATTCTAAATTTCAGCCAAGGGACAGTCATTTGAACGCCATCGCCTTTGTAGACATGCCAGGTTAGCGCTCTTTTGTAGATATCGTCATCGACATATACTGCGCTGCCGCTCTGAGCGCCCTGGTAGTAGTTAGCACCGTAAGGTACTTCGCCATAAGTCTGACAGCCGTAGCTTCCTAGTAACTCCCCTTTCATGGGTGGATAGATAAAAGCGGGTCTTCTGTAGCCATAAATTCCTAGCCCTATCCAGTCAAGAAGCGAGCCGCTTATTGTTGAATTGGTATATACCGCGAGGGGGGTATTGTTAAACCAATCTAAATAGCCCTGCGTGATTTTATTAAAGACATCAACAAAAGCCTGTAAATCTTTGCTCCATTTGTACTGAACATACAGATAGGAGGGAGCTATATCCTTAAGCGGAACTACACTAAATGATTCATCAATCATCCCTGCACCACCGTAACGGCATCAGCCGCGCAACTAAAATAGGATTCAGGATCAGATAAAATAATGCTCGTCCCGGCTTCAGGGCTAACAGGGGAACCATTAATAGTTACTGTGAAATCTAATGTGCTTAAGTTTTCTGTTGGCAGAATACTGGCAACGGCTTGCTGGAAAGCGGCTGTCATGCTTAAAAGATTAATGGGCTGACCTACAGTGATTCCGTTGATATAATTTTGAATGGCGGGAGCGGCCAAAACATCGACCTGCAAACCCGCCGTGAAATTGATTAAATCCGTGTTCCAGGTGGCATCAACCGTTACGACCTGATTGGGCGGATTAACATAGATAATATTATAGTTATTAGGGGGGTCTATGATGGTTACGGTGATATTGCGTGGGGAAGTATCAGAGCTTTTAATTGAGCTTAAATCTAAAATTCCTTTATAAATGGCTCCGGCTACCTGGTAAGAGTCTCCTCCGCCAACGATGATCTCCCATCCTGCAGATACTTGCAGGATGGATACAAGACGACTCACAACGCCAGGGACGGCTTCGATAAGCGTCCTTAAATAAGCGGGCGTTCCTTGTCCGGCAACAATGCTCGCCTGTAAAATTCTTGAGCGATAGCTTTGCACGCTTTCGGCGGGTGCTCCTGGTATGCCTGCCACTGCGTTTGTGCAGGTAAGCTCATAAGGAGTGGGGATGCCTGTTATAATCGTTGTAACAGTACCAACAGGAACAGACCAAGAGCCGGATTGGTTAGCTACCGCAAAAAGCGATTCGCTAGAGCCGCCCCCTCCAATAGTGCCACCATCCTGAACCACATATTGATGTGTGCCGTCCGAAACAATAAAGCCCGGCTGAATGATATAGCCTACGTTCCCGCTTATGATCACAAAAACGCTGGTATTGGTGGGCTTGCCTTGTTCGATACCGAACATCACGCCAAGCTGATTCAAAACATCCGCATTAGCGCCATAGGGTGTTATATCATTAACCGAATCTACCCTGTATTGGTCAATTTGCGCGATAGCTGCTACATCAGTTGAGGATATATCCTCAATCAATGTACCGGGTAAATTTGCGGTAAAATCCGGCACGTCTGCTGCAACGGCTGCAATTAAGGTTTCTAAAATAACTGCGGGTGAGGTTGGCACAGGGCCTTCTGGCCCCATGACTAAAGGAATATCGGTACTACTCATATTGCAACTTCCTGTGTTAATATAGCTCCTTGATGCGTGATCACGACTACCTTATAGGTAGGATTAGCGGCGCGAGATACTTTACTAATAATTAATGACGCGAAATATTGGGCATATTCCTGCTGAGTCTGCATCACCCAATAATCGGGCGGCACTTGGGTTTGTACGGATTGAGTCGCCGGGATGCCGAAATTAGCATAAAAGGGCGATTCTCCAAGCTGCAAAAGCAAGTCCTGGCAAAGCGCTGTTAAATAAACATTATCGTTAAAGCCGTTGGCATCCGTTGTGACCACCTGCCAAATCCTTTGGCCTTCTTCGTTCTCTATCGTTCCATAAACTCTCATGTGGGTGGCCCTGTATCGCCTCCTCCTGTGGTAACGCCGCTGTGTGTGTGTGTGCTAAGTGAAATTCCATTGCCTATAACATCTGTCGTACCTGTTATCATTCCATTGACTAGCAAATTGCCATTTGCAGTAGCCCCTGTACTTCCTATTGAAAACACGGTGATGCCGCCTATAACCACATTTACCCCCGAAGCATTTAAAATAAACTGCACCGTGCCATCTTGAGTCTGAGCAACAAAGCCTTCTGGCCCTTGCACAAAATACGAATTAGGATAAGGTGAGGGTGAATTTTTATTGCTGACTGGCTGAAATACCAGAGCTGACAAATTGCATGGTTTGACTTGTATACTGGGTAATCCCGCACCCTGGCCTGTAATATTGCCTATATAGGTATCTGCGGGAATGGTAATGCCAATATCACCGACTTGAGTAGGGACTTTGGCCCATTCGCTTTCGGTTTTAGGAATGATGACAGTAGGTAATGTCCAGGGACTTGAATCAACTTCAAAAGCGACCTCAACCAAGGCCCCATCTACTGCAATAACTCTGCATGGCAAAGATTTTCCTAACGTAAGTATAGCTTCTTTTGTGCGATTGATAGCCGCAAGGTTAGAATTTTTTTGAAAGTTAAGTTTTGCGTAGTTATTAGTCACTTCCAGTCACCGCGCAATTGATAATGCTTACCCATTGAGTGCCATCAGCCGCCCTTGAATTTCCGATCTGGCGCAGCTCTATAACCTGAAATATTCCCTGAAAAGCCGACTTGTACTTTAGGCTTGAGGGCAAAGAGTTGCCCGAAATGATCACTGAGCCTGGGCCTTGTTTTAGGCCTTTAGGCATTTTGATAAGAGCGCCGACTTGAATATCTGCTCTCATCACAAGCTTAACCTGCATAATATTGACATCTACCCAGGCAGGCTGACCGACTAAATCAGTGAAAGATAATTCAAGAGGGGGCGGCGCGTAAGTATCATCAAAAACAATAATTGAGCCGTTTTGGAAGGTGATATAGACCTGATGGCCCAGGCTTTGAGTGATGCCGGATAAAACCGAAGCAAGATCATTTAAAGAGGCAAAATAGCCTTGTTCGTTGTTGCTTGAAACAAGGTTTGAGCTTATGTTGATGCTGATAGGGGTATTGGGGAAAGCAGTTTTAAGGCTTTGTTCTAAAGCGCCTGACAAGGGCGTGCCTGCCGCCCAGTTTAAAGTGATATTGCCAGGCTCAGTGATAGTATAGGGACTGGGATAGATCACAAAAGAGAGGCTCATTTCAGTGCCTTCCCAGTTGGGGTATGACTGGAAAATAAAGCCCTGTGCAATTGTCCCTGCTTGTTTGGGATTGGCTAAGGGTAGGCCCTGGGCCATACCTGCTTTTAGAACTATCTGATAGTTTGTGTATTCGGTGGCTTGCTGCAAGTCGGCAAGTGATACGCCCTCTAAAACAATAGTCTGGCCGCCTGTAGGAGTGTCATAAGGCACTATAGACATATCAAACTGGATGTTTAAAGCACCTGGGTCATAAACTCCATCAGGATAGGATGTCCATCTTTTTATAAGGCGAGCTGGGGCAGTATCTGTTGGGATACTGTAGACCGATAAATCATAATAGCGTCCCGCTCCCTTGATCGTCATGGGTTGACCTCAAAATTGCCTGTGTCTTCCCGATACAGGAGGGTTGAGGTCGTGAAAATGCCGGGGGCTAAATAGATGTTATAGTTTAAGGGTGAGCCGATCAGCGGCCCATTCCAGGCTAAGTTGTTATTGCTATCAGTGAGGGTTAAATACCAGCGCTGGGCCGCAAAGTTCCAAGTTACATTGCCCTGATAGCTTTTGCTATCAAGAATAAAAATGGCCGTAAAGGGCGGCGCGGTATTACTAGGCTGCGAGGTCATTTGTGGGGTAAAGGCAATAAAGGTCGTCATGGCTATATCCCCGAAGGCTGGGAGGAGGGCAAATAGCTGCCATTAGATATTTTGCTCATCTGATTACTAAAAGCCGCTGTTGCATCGGCAATAGAGATCAAAGGTTTAACAAAATCTATTTGCCATTGAACTTGCCTTTGTTTAGTGTCCCCATCGGTAATATCAGTCATGGAGGACATGACACAATTAAAATAAGGATAAGCAGGGGTTAAAATGGTATATGAACCCCCGGCATTGTTATGGTTTTGCAAGGCAGTCTGTAGGGCGGTGAATATAGCAAGCTTGGTTAAATAGCCCCCTGTATCGCGCACCGGGGCAATCATAATAAGCGATATGTTTTTGGGCTGTTCAATAATAGCGTTTGCAGCAACTTGCTGGTTAGCAAAAGGGTAAGTCGCTATCGCATTATTGATAACATTGCTGCCTGGCAGCGGCAAGAAATCAGCGTAAAAGTCATCAAATGTTAATGCGCCGTTTGTTAAAATACCTTGTCCTAGTGCGGCAAGCTGGCCGACAAGACCAATAATAGGCATAGGAAAGTCATATTCACCTCCAGTTAAAAAGATAGGGCATTTTTCAAAAAGAAATTTATATAGGTCTCTAAAGGCTCCGTTCATTAGTTCACCATTGCGTTAGCTGAACTAAAAATATCTGAGCCTGTTTTATTGGAAATGCTTACATTGACCTTTAGGGTCTGCTTGTTCATCGATAGGGTTTTATTAATATAGTCCCGCACGGATGGGGCGTTTCGCTCCCAATTGCCGCCAGTGTTTGAGACGTTCACAGATTTTGATGATCCTGCATAAGTGGATAATTGTTTTTTTAAGCTGACGCTAGGGCCGGAACTTGGCGCTTGACCGGGGGACATAAACAGATCAAAAGGTGGCGTACTAGCAAGAGCTTTTCCCCCAATATGCAAGGCCTTGGCAATATCTAAAACAAAATCGGCTATATCGCCCATTGCTGTTGCAAAGTTCTTAATATTTTGCAAGGTCTGTGGGGAAGCTAAGGTTTGTGCAAACGACTTTATGCCATCCGCGAAATCCTGTATTTGTTTTGGGGTAATGCCACTAATCAGCGCATCGATGTCTTTGGCGAAACTCATGGAAATTGTGCCAAGGGCCGGGGCTAATTGAGCGAGCTTATTTGTTAAGGTGTTCTCAATGGTATTACCAGCAAGCGTTAGTTGCCGGGTGAACTGATACCAGGCTTGAGTATTGCCATTTGAGATATTAAGGGTGTTTTGATCGCTGTTATATTGCTTGTTAGCAGTATTAATCTCGGACAGGGGGGTATTTCCCGCTCTTTTTATGTCTTCCCAAGAAAGGCCGGCAGTCATAAAGCTTTTTGCTTTCGCGCTTTGTTTAATTCTTACGGCAGCAGGTGTGCTATTCCACCAATTGTGAGCATTGATAAGAGTTTTTATAGCTAGTTGATCTGCGCCTTCGGTTTGAGCTTGATGATAAGTGACCCCGGCGGCAAAAGCTAAATAAGGTGTTTTTGTTGCATCCCCTTGGGCATCAGATATTTTATTTAAAATAGAAGGGTCAACAAAGCGACCAAAGTCTAAGCCAAAGGCCCTTACCTGCCCCTGGCTAAGCCCCAAGCCTCTTCCTTGGCGCTGACCCTGCACTGCTCTATTGCCTAAAGCATCAAGACCCCATACGCCAGCACCTATTGTACCTATGCCTAGAGCGCCAATTTTTAATAAGAATTTGCCTACATTGAATAACTCTTTGGCAACCTCTTTAGTGTCTTTAGCCATCCTTCCCATTGCTTTAGAAGCGGACTCAGCAATAGAATCAAACTGGCCCATTGCTTTGGTTGCTTTGCTTAGCTCAATAGTGTTTTGCTTGGCCTGACCGAAAAGCTGCCCAAAGGTCTGCTTATTTTTATTAATGGCATCGGCTGACTTTTTCCAAGAATCAGGCATGGCCCCAATCTGGGCATTGAGCTTTTGAAATAAATCAAAAAATCCCTTGAATTGGGTGGAGTTCACATCTATGTCAATAATGCTTTTTGTTGCCATCGTATAAACCTGTGAGCATGTTTAATAAAGCGATGGTGTTTCGCTCCCGAAAATCTCTTGCGTTCTTGTATTTGAAATCATCTTCGTTGAATAAAACTTCATAAAAGCCCTCACCTGCGGCGAAGGCTAAAGCCGCACCTATTACGCCGCCTTCGTTTCTGAAAGTCCTATTGTTGTCGATGTCTGTAAGGAATTTATGAACGCCGTAATGGTTGATGAGGTTTTTAGTCCCTGTAACAGAGACATCAAGGCATTCATAGCCTTCTCCCTGCCGGACAGCTTCACTAAAAAGTAATGACAGGTAAAAAAAATGAGATCAGATTCAACCTCCTCCCATTCCTCCTGCTCAACTTTTTTAGCCCTAATAGCGGCATCAACAGGCATGTGTTCCCAGCCGCTCTCAGTAGAAACTAAAACTGTAGTCAGGCGCTTGATCTCATTTAAAAGAGCCGCAGCATCCGCTTCTTGAGATTCTTTTTTAGCTTCCTTAATTAAAATCTCGGTTGCTATGCGAGGCCCAAGTCCCATCTGGAAATATTCACCGTGTCTTCCAATTTCTGTGTTCGTGGCAGCAAGTAGGATAGAATTGGCTTTAAAAACTTCTTTGGGGATAGGGGTATGGTAAGCGTAAAGCTTCACTCCTTTGTCATCAGAGCGCAGGGGAATAACCACATTAAGGTTGTCGTCAATTTTCATAGAATTAGAGAGTCCATAAGTTATCGTTAATGTTGAATGTTCCTTGCAAAATTAAAGGCGTTGATGGGTCGGTTCCGCTATAGGGACCGGGGTCCATGTGTTTAATAATGCCATTCACGAAGTTAAGCGAAGGAAAGGCCGCGGTATCGGGGAATACCGAAAATCCGCCAATGTCGCACAGCGTTTGAGACTGCAAGAGCCAAGCGGCAGCTAAGGGCTGAGTCCTTAAAATATCGATATTTATCGTGGCTGTAACATACGGCTCAGGGGATGTTACCGTGCCTGTACCTGTGGGGATTAAATTATCAAAATCGCCGTCAAAGGTAATGGTAATAAAGTTCTTTCCCATGTACGAAGAGGTAATGTTAAGGTTTGGAAATCCAGGAATAGTAACCGACCCTAATAGTCGGTTTAATGTACCCTGGGCTATAAGTGGATTAGGCATTTTTTACCTCTTAAGAAGGAACAAATTGAAGGGCATCTAGCGCGAATGTGATTTGTTGGAATCCATTAGCACCGACAACTGTTGCGGTCAGTCCGTTATAAATACCCGCTGCATAATCATCTGGATTTTGACGGCTATATTGACCAAAGGGGATGGCAAAGACTTGAGCGCTTAAAGCGCAGCCAAAGGACACCGCAGTGTCAGCTATTCTTTGAGCAATTTTATGCAGAGTATTGATACCGTTTTGATCGTATAGAAGCGGTGGGTTGCTGTTTGAGCCATTGATGATAGCGGCTGCCAGAGCTTGCTTGATCTGAATCTGTATCCAATCTATGCCATACCACCAAGACATTTGCGTGCCATCCATAAAATTGCCTTTGAACAAGCATTTATTGGATATGCCGCCCTCAGCTCCAGTTAAAATAATATTGCCGTAAGCTGATAAAATATTGTCTAAAGTGATTTGGTTTTGAGCCAAAAGCCAAGCAGTAACGCCAACCATATAGCGATATCCCATCTGGGCCAATCTGTTAGAGGCTTGAGGATTATTCACAAGCCATTGATAGAAGGGCGCTGCTGCTGTAAATTCGCTTGATGGAGCAAGAGGACTTGGCACTAAAGCAAAAATGCTTTTAACTCCGGCATAATCGGCCAGGTCTGATGTAGAAGCCGTCACAAAAAAGTAAGTCTTTCCTGTGGGGCTGGCATAATTAGAGGCTAGATTATTTAAGGCTGAGGTTAAATTAACCGTGCCTGTGGCCGTTGTACCAGTAGGAGCTGCAATAGTAATTGTTGGTGCTGTAACATAGCCGCTCCCTGCATTGGTTATGGTGATTGCCGTTAGCACTCCACCAGTAATGACCGCTGTTCCTGTCGCGGTCACTCCACTAGGAGGGTCTGAAAAAGTTATAGAAGGAATTGCTGTATAGCCTGCCCCTGGGTTTGTTATGGTATAGCTCGTTACTAATCCGCCAGTAATGCTTGAAGTGGCCGTTGCAGTAGTTCCCGATGGGGCTGCAAAAGTCGCTGTGGGAACTGCCGTATAGCCTGACCCTGCATTGGTGATCGTCACCCCTACGACCGCACCGTTTCTAATAATGGTCGTTCCGGTGGCCGTTGTTCCTGAACCAGGGGCTGAAAAAGTAACGGCAGGAGCCGCAGTATAACCGCTTCCCGCGCTTGTGATAGTTATGCTGCCTACCTGATCATCCGAACTATCCCAGTTAGCAGGAACTAAATAGGAATAAAACACGCCGGAATTATCAGTAATCCAAGTTTCAAGGGCTATTATCTGAGCATCAACACCCGATACCGCTCCGAGTTCAAGCAGGAAAACGCCCACCCCGCTGCCTTGAGCAAAAAAGGTTGTAGCCATATTGCTAAGCTCGGCGTGGTTTCCTGCGCCGCTTAAGAGGCTTTGGACTGTCGCCAAATCAGGACAAAATTGATATTCGTTAGGGGCTAAGGTAGTTCCTCCAACTGAAACAAAAGCACCGCTTTGTTGCAATTGGGAGGGAGTAGGGGCAACAGTGACCACTGCCGTGAGATTGACAATCTCGGTAGTAATATTAGGCATTTTTAGCCCCTTAGCTATAGGAAATTGAAACGACTTGAGCTGAGCCGGGGACATAAACCAGGCCATTTTCAAAAGGCAGACCAAAATAGTTGTAAGTTCCTACCGTGGCGGGGATAGTGGCGATTAAATTTGCCGCCCCAGCGGCTCCTGTGGTCGCTACATCATAAATACCGCCGGCGGCTCCTGCCGTGGTGACGTTTACCGAAAAAACTCGTCCTAGTCCGGATTTTACTAATGTTGAAGCAGTAACATTTAAAAGGGTTGATTGTGCATAAGCTGAGGGATTAAGATTTTGTGGCATTTTAAAGCTCCTTGTGTGTTTTTAACTTCCTTGAAATTCATAATTAACTGTCGTCTCTAAGATCAGGCGTCTTGCGACTGCATCCGAAACTCTTTGGTAGTAAGACGCTAAAATTTTTATAATTTTTTGTTCTGCTATTGCGCCGATCTCGGTCTGTTTGCGCTTGCCGTCAGTGATAGCCGGGGAGTTGCAAAAGCCAAATTCATCGGTATCGCGTGAATGATCTTGCAGATAAGACATGTATTGGCCTACTTGCTGGGCAGTAAACCCATATAAAATCAACTTCACTTGGTCTTGCATCAGTTGAGAGCTATTAAGTTCATACCAATTAGGGCCTGTTTGTGTGCCGGGCCAGTCATAGGATGCGAACTGCTGCAATGGCGTGGTATCTTCGGGGCCTATGTGTACGGCAATATAGGGCGGCCTTATGTTGCTTGGCACAAGGTAGGAGGGGTAGACTGGCGCAAAATCATCTAAAGATAGCCAGATTCCTATGCTGTTACTTACGATCGGCCCTACTGGTAAATCATCAACGCTATTAACAAATTGCGCTTCAAGGGCCGGGTAAACCGCGTCCCCGTTGTAATGCCAAAGTCCCGCTTGTTTGTATGTCTGGCCGCTCGTATTAAAAACGACCTTTAAAGTTACGCCGTCTATATCCCAGGCTCCGACATAAAGAGTTTGGGAATCAGGCTCATTAAACTTTGTTACCTCTTCTTCGGATGTAAAAATCATCCGATTTATCGCTATAGTCTCGTCTTCGTTCTGGTTCTGGTCTGCTATCTGATGCAAAGAGCCTTTGACATCGAAAGTTGCGCCGGACTTCACCCAAAATACAAAACCATCTTCGGTAAAAACGTATTTAGTGTAGGGCTGGAAAGTGATGGTCTGATTGCTTGAAAGCGTATCTACACCAGCCGCTAGAGTTGCTGCTAACTGTCCTGGTGCATTGATCGCTTCCTGCGCTATACCCATTACTTACTTACCCATGTCCTAAAACTTGATCTATATAGTCCTGTATCAATAAAACTTGGCCGTGGGCCTTTACCATTGGCATAAGGGCGCTTATGGCTGTGTCTTACCCCATCCAAAGCCACCTGTGTGGGTTGACCGCTTGTTTTTTCCCACTCTCCAGCATCTAAATAATTCCTGAACATGGCCTGAATCTTGGGAAAGTGAATGTCTGCAACACGCTCCGCAATGTCTTCATCTAGCTTCCCTTGCTTAGCGCTCTCAAGCATTCCCATAAGCTGATTTACCAGCTCATCGCCAATCTCATCTTCGTGAAGCTCAACAAAAGTCCTCATCACGCCATAATTAGCCTCTAAAATTCCCGCCACCTTGCCTGTCGTAGTTAGCTTGTCATCTTCCGTATAGGCCACATCAACCACGCCAAGATGCACAATCATTTAAGACACTCCGACAATCGTGGGGCCATAATCCTGCTGATACATTAAAAAGCTTTGCCCCCAAGGGGTCTTTAAACAGTCATTGGCAAGCAAGGTCATATCTTTCATCCATTCGGCAGGCAGTAATGCCTCGCTTGTTCCTTGGTCGCCTGATGTCACTATCGGCCCTGCCACGAATGACAAAAGCCCATATTGCTTGCGGCTATCTGTAAAAAATGTATAAGGGTTAATGTCTTGAGCTATCTTTAAAAGCTTGTGCATCCCTAAGTTATAAACCGCATCAACATAGAGAACAGTCGATATATCCGGCGGCGAGTCGATGACCACATTTTCAGCATATTCAAGCGCCGCTGGCAGATAAGGGGAGTCAGAGGGTAAATCTGCCTCTGGCACTCCCTGCGCGTATACAAAGGCCGTAAAATCTGTCAGGTTCGGCTGTAAGGCATTAGTCGACATCGACAGGTATCTCTCGTTTATCCTTGCTGCCTTGCTCAGAAACGCACATCTTCATTTTGACTTTTTTGTCTTTCTTTGGGCCGCGTGGGTCGCTTTCTTCGATAACTTCAACTTCAACCTCTTTAGCAAGCCTTTTTCCAGCCTTGTCTCTTGTTGATTGCTCATAACCCAAGACAGCGTTAAATGCTTCTTTTTCAGATGTTTTTTCTTGTGATTCCACTTTCATTTCATGAGCAGCAGCGATATTGTCCGAACTCACAGCTTTGGCGCTGTATAAGTAACCGCTAAAATTTTTAATGTGGCGGCTAATCTCATCCACGCGCTTAAAGCCATATCTCTCACACTGTTTTCTGACAATCTCAACTTGAGTGTCGGTTAAATTAAACAGACTTCTTAAATCTCTTTGTTGTCCGCTTGGTATGTCTATGCGTGATGGGTGACGCCGTTCTGGTAAGCGAAAGAGAAAGTGCAATGTCTGCTTTGTGCAATTTGCGATAATTAACATTCTGTAAAACTCCTTTTTATTTGCTAAGATGAATAGACCGCTAATTGCTTTCCCATCAGTTGCGGCTAAAGCCCGTCTTGAAACATTTTCATTTCGGGCTTTTTTCTTAGGCGGAATAAGGCATGTTTAACAAGAACAATCCTTGGCCTCTTAAGTTCCAGCCGGAGGTGCAACGAAGCTCTTGAACTTCGGTGATGCCGCCATCTGGGACGGGGGTAGGAATCTTCATAGGAGCAGCCATGTCGGTATACATGGTGTTAACGTCTTTAATAGATGGCTCAATCTTGCCGAACTCGTTAGTATTAATTCCTTCTATCATTGGCACTTCGATTTCAGGAATAGTTAGGATGACAAGATCAGACCCGCCAGCGCCTTTGCCAATTAAAGTGTCGTCATAGTACCAATCAATACTGTCGCCATGCTCTTGCATGATTTGTTTAATTTCTTGGCCAATAGTTGCCGTACCAGCGCCAGGGCGTTGATAGCTTGTGGTTTGAACGACAGAGCCGTATTCAAACTGTACAAAGATGCGTTGTGGGCTAATCACTTTGATCTTGTTAGTAATATCGCCGCCTGTTTGATACATAGCGTCTTTGATTGCCACGATTTGAGACAGGATAAACAGAGCCATTTCGCCGTTGTCATAGGTTAAAACAGTATCGTTGCCGTAAGTATCGGGTGGAAGAGTAACTTGAGTCGCATTAACCGCGTTTACCAAGCCCTCGCCATTGGCAGGTTGTAGTCCATACAAAAGCATGGTTCGCATTTGTTGGAAAATACCTTGGCGACTTGCCAAATCTTGAGCGGCAGGCAAGCTCACGTTATAGTTAGCTGCTGCTGCAATATCGTGATGATCCCAGCTTGCGCGAGTACGAATCAAATAGGCTGCGGTTGAGTAGTAGCTGCCGACCAATGTACTTGATGGTAAAAAGTTAGAAGATGCTTGAGCCGCTTGTGCTTCTGTCCTTAAATCCAGTCCATTGATATAGACGTTTAAATCTTCGCTCCCCAGTTTAACTTTAGGCACTTCGCCTGGTAATGCAGCAAAAGCTCCCGATCTTTGGGTGTAAGTTACGATAAGTCCTTGTTCTGAAAATGAAGGGTCAACCTTAAGCTGACCCTGAAATAATGATCCCATTTAATTTCTCCTTAGATTTGAATGATGGCGGCGGGGCCTGTAGTCCATGACAGAGCTCCAGTAATTGAGTTGTAGCTAACAATCTTGCTGTTTGTGTCAAAGCCAAGCACCTTGACAGGCAAAGCGCCTCCGACAACGGCAGCAGTACCGCCACTTGCATAAGTGCCGGGTGAACCTGAAGCAGGTTGAGCGACTACGATAGTTGTTGAGCTGGTGCTAACAACCAAGAAGCTACCATTGAACGCGCCAGTTGAGCTGCCGCCTGTGTTTACAACGCCTGAAATTTGGACATATTCTCCAACCGGGACGTTAGTAGTTGGGTTAGTTCCCACGGTAAAAGTGGTTTGTCCGCCGTTTGTAGAAGCCCACACAGCACCACTAATACTTCCTGAATAACCTGCTGTATAAGGCACTAAAATTTGATCAGTAAAGTCCCAAGAAACTTGCTGGTTGGTAGCACCACCTGTTAAGGCGTTGGCTAAAGCATTGCTACATTGAACAGCAATACGAGCATTTGAGGTTAAGCGGAAATAGCTAATGCTCATGCCGGAGCCATACTGAGGAACGGTATTGCCTGGAGTGATAAGGCCATTGCTTGCCTGGTTAAATACCGTAAAGCCTGTGATATTGGCAGGAGCGCTTGCTAGAACAAGGTTTTCCCCTGTTTGGTTTGCACTGATGCCTGGGATATTTTCAGTAATCGCCATGCCGCCCCAAACCGCCTGAGTTACGCTTGAGGCGATAAATCCGGCAGCTAGCCAGTTTTTAGAGCTGGGGTCGTCATAGTAAGAACCCTGAACAAAACCAGTTGTTTGTAATAGAAAGGAGTTTGAAGGGGAGGTCGTTTGATTTGGGCTAATTGAGATTTGCATTAGGCTGCTCCCTTATTGATATTTAATTTGCAAGTTCTGGCGGATGTTTTGAAATGACGCATCCAGCCATTGGGATGACCTGAGAATTTGGTAATTCTGCGACCTGCAAAATCCTCTGTAACAACAGGAATAAGCACGTCGGGAGTAGCCGCTGCTGAATCTATTGCAACTCTTTGAGCATCGGAATAAATCTTGTCTTCGATGACCTTAAAAGTGACTTCATCCATTGAATCAAGCTTGATTGCTTTAAAATCAGCGGAATGCTGTTTAAGCTCGTTGGCAATTCTTGTGCGATACTCTCTTGGGCTTTCGCCAAAGAAGGGTAGAGGGGCCTTTTTACCGAACATTTGCATAGTGCCATCAGCTCTCATCTGAGCGCTGCAAATTTCGTTTTTATCTTGGTCGGAATGAGGCTTGGTAACGGCTGCCAGTTTCGCTTCCATCGAATCGATCTTGGCTTGCATAGCGGCTTCACGAGCAGCGGAATCACAGCGCTCTTTTTCTTTTTTGTCTTCTTCCTCAGAATCTTTGCGTTCAGCAGCTTCTTTAGCCTCTTTTTCCTTGGCTTCTTCGCTATCTTTACGCTCTTTTTCTTCGGCTTCTTTTTCCTTTTCGTCAGCGTCCATACGTTCGCTGGCTTTAGATTCTAAAGCGTCCATGCGTGCATCCATGCGTTTTGTATATGAATCAAACCAAGCTGGCGCTTGTTCCATTCCTTGTTCATTTTCCATACTATTTTCCCTGTTATTATTAACTCCATTTGGCTCACTCCCCTTGTCCCACACGCCCACTTCGCAAATGGCGAGGTGGTCGAGCAGAGAAGGCTTGCCCTCGATCAAAACTGTTTTGCCGTCTATTTGGATTGTTTCTGTAGATTCCGCGTCTCTAAACATCACTGCGGGACTGGTTGAAGCATGAGTTGTCATCATGAGTTTTGCGGCGTCAGCATCGAAAACCTTTGCTATGCCCCAAATCTCATCGCCTTTGATGTACGGCAAAATGACCGTACCTATGGCTCTATTTCTATATTCTTCGGTATTGAGAAGTGAGCTGGGATGCTCGAAAATAAGAGGCAATCCATTGCATCGTTCTATAAAATCTTTCGTTAAAAAGTGCTCTGGCGGTCGATAAACGTATTCATTGTGGGCCTTGCGGTAGCTTGTACCTGTACCCGTTACCCGCACATCAAATAAATAAATATTCTCGTATAACTGGGGGCTTGCAAGCTGGCCCTCTCTTATGGCCTTAGCTACATCAAGCTCTGTTTCAATAGTTTCAATAACTTCAGTCGTCTGGCTTTGGGGTTGGTCGGCTGAATCATCAGCCCCTACAAACTCTTTACCCACCTCTTCGGGAATGCCGAGCGTGCTGTGTCCGTGCGCCGCAGCTTCCATTGCGCGATGCTGCTTTTCTGATACACTAGGCATACTCTTAACTTCCCTGTCTTAAGAAACAGCGAATCCAGAGTAAGGAATCAGTGCTGACACACTTCTTAACATCCGAACCCGCTGCCACGAACTCCGTGCTACTTAACTCTTGTTTCCTTTAAAACTTCTCGTCCCTTTTGGGTGAGCATTGAATCTGGTAAATCTCGAAGATTGCTAAGATAAACCCCATTACATTTGCAGTTTATTTCTTCGCCAAATTGCGTGATCTCATCGAGATATCCGGCAGCCCCTTTCTTCATCAAACCCTTTTCGATAGCCCAGTTGCCCCGTATCGCGTACACTTTCCCATCACGCTCTTTGTGATCTTCTCGATAGTCGTATCCGGCTTGTCTGAAGTGGCTGTGCCATATAGCTGCTATGGCCCCTGACTGTTCTGCGATGGCGGCATCTATGGCGGCCATTAATTTGTGACCCTGGTCGATTTCTCTTCGCCGGGTCTCAAATCGTAATTGTTTTGAAATCTTGGTTATGTCTTGTTTGACTTCGCTTTTATTGATTGCCTTAGTTCCGCCTACAGGGACGGATGAAATCCAGCCAGCAAAACGCTGTAAAGTCTTATCAATCGCTTGTTGGCGATTAAGCTTAATCAGATTGGCATTGGCTAGGATTCTGCGGTCTAGTTCAGTTCGCAGTTTTGGCATTATCCGGTCTACGGTGAATCTTGATACACCAGGATTAAAAGCGTTTAACCTTTTTTTTGAGACTGCACGCTTAAAGGAATTTTCTAAAGCGCGGTTCATTTGATTTTGCAACTTAGCATCCGAGGGGTAGGATGCTTCAGCTGCTTTTCTCAGTCTTCTTAAGGTATAGGATATGAACTCGGAGTTGTCAAATCCATTTTTCAAAAAATATTCACTGGATTCAGAAAGCACATCATCAAAGGCGCTCATGGCTAGTCACGCCCTGATTCAGCGGGATTTTCAGGCTCTTTTTCTTGTACAGGCGGGATATAATCTTTTAAAGCATCAAGATCAATTTCTAGGTGACTGCTAAAAAGCTCTCGCCTTTCATTTATGACATTAGCAAGCCAATCTGCGGCTGTGGCTTTATTTTCAGGGTCAAGAACCGGGGCCAATACTTCAAACACCCCAATAGCTGCTTTAAGAATCTTGTCATCTACTTCGATCTTCTTGCTATCAGGCTCTTGTAGTAGGTTGGGCCATTCATAGAAAAAGGCATTTTTCCAATCAGTAAAAGCGGTTTCATAAGGGACTTTTTCAAGTTCAGGGTATTTACGCTGGAGGGATATATAAAATTCAGGTGTCCAGGCTAAGTGCATGACGATATTGTCAAAAAAGTGATAAAGAGGGGCCATATCAATTCTAACGCCATCGATATATCGCGCTATGTTTTTCGCATCCTCTGAACCTTCGCCAAAACCCTCTGCAAGCGTTTCTTGATTGATCAGGCTGGCTGGCATATCGGCAGCGGTCGCAATGTTCTTTAAGAGGTTATTTCGGGCGAATTCGGCAGGGTCTTTCAGGTTGGTCATGTTGATTGATTCAATGGACTCATCAACGCCGATTGAAACCACATTGCCTGTTATAGCGCCTTTGATAAATGTGCGCTTGAGGGAGTTGAAAGCTAAAGCCGCCTTATCCATCATAGAGCCTGGGGATTTGAGCTTAGCGACTAAAAGCGCTGACTTTTCAATCACGGCGTGATCAGCAATCATAGAAAGCACATACGTTTTAAGAGGATAGAAAGCCCTTTGGAAAACGGAGCGGCCCACAAATCCAAAGCCGGATGAGGTGAACTGGATATAGATAGGCTGCTCGTTCATGACAACGACACAGCGGGAGTGGTGATAGGGTTTGCCTGCCACCCTTATTTGCTGGGAGGGTTTTAAGAAGTCAGGCGAATTTGGGTCTTGGTTTAATACCAGACTACCCGCTGTATTTAATGGGTCTAAGGCGTTAAAGAATATCTTTTTTTTATGGATATTGTCGATATTAAAGGGCGTTACTGCATCCTCGCCATCAATGCCAAGGGCGACAGAGGATATGCCATAAACCCTGGCAAGCGTCATGGTGTTTCTGATAATAAGATCAGCCCCGCAGCCGCCTACCTCCTTCCATTTTCTCAAAAAAGCTTCTTTAAGGTCTTTTTCGGGGCCTCCTGGTATCTGTATTTCCCTTAACTGACTCTGGGCAAGCTTAATAGGGGATTCGGCCATCTTCGCCCCCAGGGGGTGATAAGAATAGATGGTTTTGCAGGTTTGATAGTCAATATCAGCGCCAGGCTGAATATCAGCCTTAAATAAGCCCATTAGGGCGGATGGGGCATTAGATGCGCCGACAGATAAAGTGGCAGGTGGCCCATTGTCGATAGAATTAGTGCCGAAAGACATAGGAAAATACCTCTGTTAAAAGTAATAAAATTTGATTGGATTGGATTTAAAAATAAGATTTAGGCTAGTAGCCTTCGCTATCGCCAAGGGCAATGGCGATGCTGTAACAAAACGTGTCTAATAAATCCATTTGATGAGGAGTTTTAGCCCCTATGCGATAGCCGCAAACCTGTGCTAAAAAGTGGTTTTTGGTCTGGTTTCTATAAGTGGTTGTTTTGTTGTAAGCATATTCGGAGAGTTTGACATCGCCTTGATGGACATAGCTTGATACAGATAATGCTCGGCCATCCTTGCCCATTGCTGTTAAATCTCCGTCAATGGCATAAACTTTTAATTGTTTGCGTTGAGCTTGTTGAATGAGGACTGACCCCGTGGCCTTATCCTCAATCCACACCCCAACATTGCCATAGCGTGCTTTGGTAAGTATAGACAATTCTTCACATCTTGCTTGAACTGTTGGGAGCCATTGATCGAGTAGGTCGCCAGAGATTTGTATAATATCCCAGTCAAGAATAGTAAGCTTTGTTCCCCATATTTTATTGACAGCGCAATACAAGACGGCTGTGCCGTCATGCTCTAGGCCATCTTTAACGGCGGTATCGACAACAGCAAATACTTGATCACAGGGAATAGGGTAGGGGACTGGCAATCTTTCTGTGAGCATAGTATCCAGACTAAAGAAAGCAGCACCAGACCAGTCTACAAACTCGGCTAGATATTCCTGGCGATAGACAAGCGGGTGATTCTCCTTTTCGAGCTTGGCGAGTTCATCAGCGGGGAGGTAAGGGTTTGTATGGGTGGGAGCGTGATATTCAACAAAGCCGTGTTCAGGCTCGGTACAGATTCGATAAAAGTAATTGTCAATATTAGCGCCGTTTGGCGTAGAAAAGGCCGTTGCTGAGCCTTTGTAGTCGAGTAGCGTAGGCTTAATTGCTTGCTGCCAAATATCCATCATGTCGGGGCCAGCAAAGGCTACTTCATCCAAAAGCACTTTTTTGTACTTACGACCCCGGCCAGCGCGGGGGTTATTTAGCGTCCAAAAATCTATGACGCCGCCGTGAGATGTTCTTATAACACCCTCTACCTTGGAGGACGAGACTATCACCGGGCTTATCATGTCATGAATGGCTTTGTAGGTCTCAGTTAGGATTTTATAATCGGGAGCGAATATGCCTATAGGCTCCCCCTTAATCCCGCCATCGCACGCTATGGTGCTTAGCATTTCTGTTTTACCCCAACGCCTACCACAACGGACAGCTTTAAAGCGTCCGGGCATGCGATAAGCCGCAACTTGCCCAGCGTGAAGCGTAGGCATCACTATTTGAATTTCATTCATTGAAATGTCTTTGGATTGGATTTAAATAGAAAATCCGCTTAGTCTGGCAGACCGCCAATAATACGGATGGTTTGTACTGAATCTTCTGAATTGGTTACTTGAATCTGCTGGGCTGCCTTGCCTTCGGTTCGATCAAGGTACTCTCGGATAAACTTGATATCACGGTCTAGAACGCCTTTAACTAAAGCCCAGGCAGCATGATCACGCAGGGCACGTTTGACCATTTTTCCGCTAACAGGGTCTTTCCACTCAAACTTTTCATCGCCGAGCTTCTTTAGGACTGTTGAGGTATTGAGGACACCCTTTGGCCTACCAGCGCCTTTGACTTTCTGGCCTGGTTTCCACTTATACTTTTCAATATTTTTTGGGTTCGGCATATCCTATACCTGAGAGATAACGCTCAAACCGAATTGGTTTCAACTTCTTGATCTCTTACTATCTGAAGCTTATAGCCCTCAGTTTCGCAGAGGCTGTCTTTTTTATTAAAAATGAATTTATGGCCGCAGAATTGCGCAGTGCATGTCTCATCATTCAACTCAGTGATTAACATGACATGAGGGGAAACAGACAGATTAAATGCTGCTAAAATTCTTTTATCGAATTGTAAAGCATTGAGTAGATTATCATCATACTTTAAAATTTTAACTAGGACGGCTTCAATTTCTTTAGGCCAATAGGCTTTTTCGATTCTCATAGATTCTTCCTTGATTGCGGGGAAATTACTTTGATCTAGCTTTTGTTGAGTATAGACTATAAATTTTAATGGTGTACTGAGGGTTTAAATGTTCAACAGACCTATAAAATTCAGGTTTCATCGTGGCGCATTGGCTGATTCACTTGAAACTTTAGTGCAGTTCAGCAATAAAGATGAACTTTATAATTATATTATTCAATGGCTTTATTCGCTGCCAGGAAACAAGGTTATTACTCATGATGATATAGCCGTAAAGTATTACTGCTATGATTCAAGAATAAACTGGGATACATATTTGGTAACTATAAAAGATTGGGGCCCAGTAGGCATGACAGATGGCCCGGTTGATTAGCTAACCTGCCGGATTATTTGGTGGTCAATCGAGGAATCGAACCTCGGACGCCTAGCTCTTCAGGCTAGCGCTCTACCAGCTGAGCTAATTGACCAAATTGTTTCTTATTTATTCCTTGATCATATATGGTGGCTCTAAAGGTAAGCCAAGCCTTGGGTCACCTTTAAAACCAATACGTGAAAGTTTTAATAAGCAATTCTTGCAAGCAATGATTTGAGAGCAAAGCCAATAATCCATCCCTTTCAATTCATCATCAAAATAAAGATGGGTATCGGGGTTGGCGCAACAAGGGGAATATTCTGGTTCGGTCATTTGTCAGCTTCCATATTCGCAATCAAGTTCAAAATATGCCCATAAGCTGCCGCCTCGCCTGCGGCTATTAGGCTATCGCTTTTATCTATAGCATGGTCTCGCTGCTCAACTGCATAATCATGAGCTTTTTTAATATATTGGGCTAGTGATTCTATATCGGTTATGGTCATTTTGTTAGTCTCCAACCTTTCCAATTCTGACTAGGCATTCTTTTTTACATAATGAACATAGCCAAGTGTATTGCATTTCAAATTGAAGAACCTGTGAAGCAGGTAATTTTGCAATATGATCCGGCACTTTCTCGTATGAAATAGCAGGGCTATCGCAGCACTGACTAAACATGTTTAGTCTCCGCCATCCTCATAAGTGCCGGAATCACGTTCATGTGCAGGTCGCGCCAGGAGGCGGCTTGGTATAATTCATCATCCAAAGCCCAGCAATGAAAACAATCAAATATCTCAGTGCTACATTCATTATCGGAGCCAATTAATATTTTGATGTATTCTTGGAACTTTCCGGGGGGGGTTGATAATTCACCTAAATATTCAACGCCCTCGGATGTTAGCTTAGCAACAGGTTTGGCCGGAAACTCATCAAAAGCCTGGTCGTAAGTAACCTGCTCCAGTTCAACATACTCTGGGCCTCCTTGGGGGAATGCCACTTGCTGCATAGGGATTTTAATAGCCCATTCTTCAACCTTATTATTGTTTTTATTAAGTAGAAAAAGCTTGTCAGGATTAATCTCTTTGACTATGCGCTTCATTTAATAATTTTCCTTGAGCATCAAACTTTTTGCGGCAGTGTATACATTCAAAATACCCAATCTTTGGCTTGCAATTATGAAAATCAAAGCCAATTTTACAAGGCGTAAAATCATGGTTGGCAGGTATTCTTTTAACAGTTGTTGCAATCATATCGTTGCTCACTTAGTAATTAAAATTATTTCTCAAGATTTTTAGCCCACTTCTGCCATTCAGGGTCATGATGATAGCATAGCCCGCTATTAGGAAACCCATAGGCATGGCAGCCTTCCGCCTTACATGGCTTTTTAAAAACAGCTCCACTTAAAATTTTCTGGTTGTGCGTTAAATAACTTATAGACTGCTGTAGATTTTGGATTAATTCCAATAAATTTTTAGTAATTGTATTTGAACGAAAAAGAATTAGCGTTACAAAGCCGCACCAAATGACAAGAATCGTTAAAAATATATTGCTCATAATTCACTCACTTTAAATTTCCATCGCTTTTTTTCCGCTATTGGTCAAGGGGTTAGAGGTCAATCCTTATCGCTACCAGAAGTTTCCCTCAAGGCCCTTCTTGCTCTATAATCCCTTTCATATCGTCTCGCAACTGTTTGCCTGTATTCTTCAGGCTGACAAACAGGGCATATATCTATTTTTGGCGATAAATTAAATTTAACCCATGCTTTTTGGTGTTCGCACAAAATAGGCTCGTAGTTGGCTTCAAACCATTCTTTATCATAGACTTTAGATATTTGCTTATTGTTATAAACCAAATAAAGTTCACCTCCTGGAATTGCAGGAAAGTCACCCAACGGAAATCTTCCTCCAGGGTGTCCAGTGCTAACCTTGTATTCAGCATAGACAATCTGCGGCCTAATCCTAAGCCAGATGCGCTCTAGCCAGTTCTTGGGCTGCCGGCGGTATAGTTGTGTCATTAATGAAGCCTCACGTAATACTTAAATATCTTGATAATCCCATTGTGGATTATTTTATCTTTTGGGTGATTCAATGGTAGGCATTTTTCATCATGAATTATAAATCCATGTTTGAAAATTCTAAAACTAAATAAGTTGTCTGACCTAAAAAGTTTAATCATAATCCGTTCTTTTCTTTGTTTTTTGTAAAGCCGTGATATTCCTCTAAGAATCTTAGATAAGACTCTTTATCGCCATTAAAATACTTAATTTCATACCATAGGCAAGCTGCTAAGATTAGAGGTGATGCTAAAATAATTAACAGCCAAAATGATATTGTTAATAGAAATCTTTTCACCCCATATGCTCCTCAATGTTCATTCATCATACCCGACTAAACCGCTGTTTTGAACAAAGCCGATTGAATAACTTGCTTAATATTCATCAGCCTTATTTTTCCCTTATATTCAATCTTAACTTGCCTCAAAATAAAATCCCGATCAATTGGGTTTAGCAGTGATAGGCTGGTTTCTGACTCAATTTCGTGATGCTGAACAAGGGCATGAAAGCCGCTATCTTCGATGAAGGTTATTTTATATTTGAGCATGGTTTTTCGCATAAGCATAAAGCCTTAAGATATCATTGAGCGGGCCACTGATAAATTGATTTTTATTTGTGGATGCTCTGGGCAGGAAGATAGATATAACATGAGGAGGCCTTCTTGATTATGCTGATATTCCACTCCAAGCTTAATTTCAACAGAATGTGGCGTACTTGCCACTAAGTGCTCTTGTGATTGATTAAAGGCCTCAACGCCTAAATTAATCTGATCGACAATTTCTTTTACAAAATCGCTGACTTGTACCATTATCCACTCCTTTAATTATAGTTTTTTCTAACTTTTACAAGGATTTATCTTATTATTAATCGATAACAATATATCTATATACCCGGAGCGCTTATGATTTACCCACTTAATGCCCTTAGCACTTAAATTAGCTTTGCTTTTAATAACACATTCTCTTGAACAATATTTTTGATCGTGGTGATAGGTATCAAAGCTTACACTACACAGCAAACAATTTTTTCTAGACTTCTTGTAATGCCCTCGTAAGCGAGTAGTACCCCAGCCTTTTTTGGACTTGGGCTTAGATTGCATTTTTATAAAAGTAGTATCCAGGCGCATGATTATTGTTTGGGCTGATTCATTAAAGTGGTTAAGTGTTGATACAGTTCGGTAAGAACAGGGTGCTTTTGCTTGCTAAATCTCTTGTCGCTTTTGATATCATGCACTAAGTCTTTGATGGTTCTGAACGATAAGCAGGTGGCATACTCTCGGACAGTACTAACTCCAAAATCGAAATGATCTTCTTTGTGGAGGCTATAGCGGAAGGTATCAAGAATTAGAGTGTTAAAATCAGACTGCTTTACTGCTATGCGTCTCATCGGTAGTCTCATCCTTAAGGGTTATACCATGATCTTTAAACATCTGTGCGATTATAGCTTTTGGAAGGCCCAAGCGCTGGGCCATTGTGAAAATTAGTTTATGGATTTCTGAAATGGTGACGGTTCTATCGCCAATCTGCATTATGTTAATTAACACGAATTCTTGTATTTTTTCTATTTGCTCTGCAATAAAAGCTCTATGATTATTTATTTCTTCTTTTGTGGCGTAATCATTGCTAATCCCAAGCCACTCTCTAATCCATTTTTTCAATTGATTGCTCCTGCGGTTTAGCAATTTTAACTAGGCGTTTACCTGCCTCTCTAAGCGAACTCGAAATTTCAAAGAGCTTATCGTGTCTTCGGCAAGCCATAAGATGCGCCCAGCGCCTATGCTCCGGCCAGTGAATACGGATATCTTTTTCATTGTTGTCTTTCCAGGCTTTTTTGCATTCTTCGTTTTCTTTTTTTATGGTATTTATGATTTCATCGTCAAAATTTAAATCGGAAGTTGGGATGGAGTGCGAAACTAAACAACGCTTAAATTCTTGTATTGCATAGAAAGCTGCCTGATTGGTGTAGACTAATTGCTCGTAGAGAATCTCTGCGTCTTCTATTAATTCAAGTGCTGTTCGTTTATTGAAATCATACTCTGACTCAAATTCATAGGGCTTGCAATTGCTGTAATCGTGTTTATCCATCCCTAAAACCTCTCTTCCAAATTATAGCAATCGCAATTAACCGGACACTTTCCAATTTCGCACATAAACGCTTGCCATGATGTTTTAATCTTAGTGAGCACCCATCGTATTAAGCGCATAATGATCTCTCAATGGCACTAGGCTCTTGGCTTAAATTTCGGCATCCCAGATCATGGCGAAAGAGTTTAAAAGTTCTTCCGTCCTTTGAAAAAAATGCACAGACGTAAATGTGAATTTGTTGTTTGGTTTTAGCATCAGGCCTGAGTTCTTTTGGCATTGGCAGTCCATCGTATGCAATCATAAATCCTCCTTGTAGACCAGGAGTATAGTAGAATTTCAGCAATTCGCTGGAATTTTTATGCTTGATTTAAATTTGATTTTAACCCTGTCGTGTTTAACAACAGCTTCGCCATTCTGGGGGTTTCTGAGCACAGCAGGCCGATAGTGTTTTTTAAACCAGGCTCCCATGCCTCTAATTTCAACACGCTCTCCGTTTTCAACTGCTGCAATGATGCTGTCCAGGATAACGCCGATAGCTTTCTTAGCTTGTGCTGGCGAGAGATTGTGCTTGGCTGCCAGAGTGGTAATCAGGTCTGATTTATTGAGTTCTTGCATGGGCGTCCTTGTTAGTTGCTGGGGTTGCTGAGGATTTTACGGCTGTCTGCTTTATTTTCATTAGCGCTTCTTTCATGCGCGGGTTGGTTTCTTTATCAATCATGCCTTCGAGTTGGCTTATAGTGTCTTTGGATGGCGCCTCAAATTGACTGCTTGGTAAGCGTGCCTCTCTTTTAGCAAACTTTTTTTGTCGCACAAAACGAGAAAACTGGTCTACCTGGGGGGGGTTGGAAAAATTAGTAAAGCCTTTTTCAATATCATCTAGGCATTCGATGATAAAAACAGCGTTAATTTCCTCTACAGACAATAAATTTTTAACGCATCTCCGCCAGAGTGTCTCTGCCTGGGCTTTGTAGCCCTCTCGGTTCATCAAATAAGGCCATTTGTACGGATAGATATTAAGAAACCGATTGAAAATCTTTTTTTGTAGAGTAGCCACTTCATCGGTAAACTGCTCTTGAGAGCTAGATGTCGTAGTAGTGAAGGTCGATGTTTTGATTACCCGACCCCAATCCGGCTTGTTTTGATCGCTGCTGTTCATTGTCCATATCCTCCTTGCTGCTTATCGAATCTTCCCATGCCTCTTGATTTAACCAGGTTGATGCATGTCTGAACTGTGGGTTAAATAACCCTAACTGATGCCTGTATTCGCGCTCTGCTATCTGCGCTTTTAACGCTTCCATAAGCTTTTCAAATGAAAACAACTTAAGCGCTTTTTTGAATTGAACTAACGCAACTTTCTTGCTGCCCTCATTTGCGGGAAAGGTGTTATTGCTCTTTTTGGGGTAGAGTTTCCAGAATTCAGAAAACTGCTCATCAACAAGCACTCCCTTAAGCTCGTTTTTTGAGCTTGAGGGTATATATTTAATAATATCTTTATTTCCTTTAATACTTCTTTTTATATTGTCGCGCCATTTTGTCATGTCCGACATGTCATTTTGGCATGTCTCGTCAAATATAGGGTTTGCGGTAGTGTTTTTCTGTAAGTCTTTGTTATTTAAGGTTGTTCTCATGCTTGAAATTGCATGGTTACGATTCTCAATTTTTATCACATAATTTTCGGGTATTATTAACTGGTAATCGGATGCAATTTTATGACCATTTTTTTCATCAAATCGCGGCTTGCGTTTAATTAGAGACAGCTTTTCTAACTTGTTAAGCATGCGGGGAATTGTTCTAATACTTACACTGCATAAATCCGCCAGTATTTTGTAGTCGAAAAATATTCCTTCATCTTCATCATTTTTAATTTTACCAGTAGGGTCAGCCCATTCCGCTAATTCTCTTAGCAGTAAAAGATCGGCAGATTTTAATGATGGATGTTTTTGTTGGCGCGCCCAAGCTTGAGCATTAGATGACATGGTAAAGCCTGGTTACGAGTTTAGGGGTATAAATGATTTGAAATAATCAGGCCTAAGGTATTCCTTAGTAAACCTTCCTTCTGATAATAGCTCTAGCTCGGCCGCTCTTTGGGGTGGTATTTTTGAATAATACCATTTTCTTACAGCCCAATCTGTTAGACCAATTTGTTGTGCTAGCTTATAGGGGCCGCCAAAGGCATCAATAACTTGTTGCGCTCTTTTAGTTAAATTTTGTGTATTTTTATCCATGATCACTCCATAATCACTGTTTTTTTGAAAGAAATAGCAGGGATAAAAATAATTCTACTACTGATAGTAGAATAATGCAATGATTATTCTACCATGTGTAGCATATAAAATTTATTGTTTAGGTTAAAAAATAGGTAATCTTGTGGCCCCCTCTTGCTATACTACTACTAGTAGTAGTTTTACCGTTAGGATGATTATGGATAAAACAAAAGCGCAGTTATTTTCTGAAAGGCTTATAAAGGCCATGTTGAGCAAAGGATATACTGCACAACGAAAAAACGAAAGCGGGGTAGATGTAAAGCTAATAGCCGAAAAATTAAAAATTACTTATGAAATGGCTCGAAGATATACATTAGGCCAAGCGATTCCAAATGATGATAAATTATCTGAGCTTTCTGATTGGCTGCGTGTTGATTGTGGCTGGCTGAAAACTGGGACTTTAAGTTTGTGCTCAAATAAACAAACAGATCAAATATTAAACGTCCCTATAATACCAGACACCCAGGTTGTCGAATGGTTAGAAAATCCCGATAAATCACATTGTGCTCATTTTTTTCCAACATTTGATTTGGTAAGTGAGAAAGCATTTGCAATAAATGTTGAGGATAATGCGGTTTTTAGAGAGAATGACTTCCTTGTGGGTGGGCATATAATAATGATAGCTGACCCCGCTGAGCCGCTTCATGATTTGTCATTAGTGTTAGTTAAATTCAAAAATAACCCTCATGTCACTTTAAAGATATTATGGGAAGAAGAGGGCACGGGCAAAAGAATTTTAAAAAGCCTTAGCTCAAGATTTCCCCCTATTGAAATTTCCGATGATTGTAAAATTTTAGCCAAAGTAGTTTCTAGTTACCATTCTTACAAATAGCTCCTTCCTTTAAGTTATTTATTTTTTTAGCCTATTCTACTCAATTAAAAATTATTCTACTTTTCCCTTGACTAATTCTACTACCAGTAGTATAATGGTAGTATAACAGTTGAAGAGGGATATCTATATGCAACCCAATACATTGCTAGAAGCTTTAAGCCGCACTGATGCACAAAGCCGTAACTGGCCTTGCACGCATGAATTCGCTATGGAGTTTATGGCCTTGATGCTGGTTTATAGGTTGAACGCTATTAACGACCAGTTGCGCTGGCGGCAAGCCGGGGCATTTGTTCAAACCTATCTCAACCAATTTACCAGGAGCAGTAAACCGCAGGACGCTTGTTTAAATCAGCCCACTAAAGGAGAGAAAAACATGCTATTAGGCAAAACACCAGAGCAACGCGCGGCCAATCTCAAGAGATTGCAAGAAGCGCTGGACAAAAACGAACGGGAGACGATTGCTAAAATAACTGAAAAAATTGATATCGTCAAAGGTCAGATGCAATGTTCGAGTTTAATCAAATACCGTTTAAAAGACCTGTACGATAACGTACTTATTGAGCTTAAAAAAGATATGGATTTTAGACCTGAACAAGCTGCAAAGGCCTATCAATTAATTTACGGGGAGAAGAGTAATGAATCTCATTAAAGAAATAGAGGCTGCCCAACCCATCAAGATTAAAGCAGCCTCCCAAGCGCCCACTAAAGCACTCGTAGAAATACTAGCAGCAAAGGAAGGTTTTTGCAAAGGGAGGCAATTATGAGCTTAATTTTAATATTGAGAATATGCCTGGCGATTACAGTGATTTTAGCTGTAGCCATCCCACTGATTCAAGGAGTCTAAAATGAACGCTGGTATTTTGTTAAACAGATTGAAATTAAAGATTTTAAGAAGGCAGCAGCCAGAAAAAAAACGCTTGGCTTTAAAGGAAAGGACTGTTCTTGCCAATAAAGCTAATTACAAGGAGGTAAAAAATGCAATGTAAATGTGGAGGCATTATCTATAAAGATGAATGCACAAAATGCGGACAGATGTATGTCGAAGACCAGATGGGTTTAGGTTTTGAGGGTGAGCAGGAGTCTGCTCTTAATAGTGCGCCTGTTATTGATTGCTTAGGAGATTGCGAATGGAACTAATGCTTGAACACAGCGCATCAATTGCAAAGTTAGCAGAGGCGCTCAATAAAGCGCAGACACAGATGGAAAAGGCCAAAAAGGACAGTAATAACCCTTTCTTTAAGTCTAAGTATGCTGATTTAAGCGCAGTTTGGGAGGCTTGCAAGGATGCAATCCTAAATAATGGCTTTTGTGTCATGCAGCCATTGGCTGGGTCAGATGCTAAGGGAAATACTTTAATTGTGACAATGCTTATACATACTTCGGGCGAATGGGTTAAAGGGGTTTTATCTATGCCAATTGCTAAGCCTGTCAAAAATAAAGATGACAGTATTTCCTATGTTGTAGACCCTCAAACTGTAGGCTCAGCTATTACCTATGGGCGCAGATATTCCCTGGCTGCAATGCTTAACGTCATGCTTGAAGATGATGATGCGGAGGGAGCTATGGGTCGTAGAGAACAGCAACAGGCCGATAAATTTATGAAAAAATCAGATAGCCCTTCAAAAAGTATTGGTGATGGCAAGGCGACCGCTAAACAACTTAGCTATCTAAAAAAACTAATAGAAGATGGCAAGGTCTCAAATGAAACACTTAAGAAATTTTTAAGCGAAAAACATGTTGAAAAAATCTCAGATTTACCCGGCGCAGTCATTAGTCAACTTATTAAGGGAGCGGTAGAGGCATGAGCAAGGGAACTTTAAATAAAGTTTTTTTAATTGGTAGGCTAGGGGATGACCCTGAAACTCGATATACAGCCCAGGGAGAGGCAGTCGTTACTTTAAGTATTGCTACAAACGACGGCTATAAAGATCGTGATGGTCGATTTCAAGAGTCGACAGAATGGCACAAGGTGGTTTGTTTTAAGAGACTCGCCGAGTTTGCTACAGAATATTTAAGTCGAGGCGGCTTGGTTTATGTAGAAGGAAAGCTGAAGACTAACAAATATCAGGATAAGCAGGGTAAAGAGTGTTATAGCACTAGCATTCATGCTTTTGAAATTCAAATGCTAGGCACTAAAAATAATGAAATGCTGCCTGACCCTAACGATATGCCTCTTGTAGATAAGCGGCCAAAAAAAGAGGCTAATGCTGATATAGCAAAGCCACATTCTCAGCCGCAGTTAATCTCTACGGCTGATAAATTTGAAGACGAAGAAATCCCATTTTAGGAGGGCGCTCATGAGCGATAAATTTAAGATGGCTTTTGAACAGCTGCTTGCAGCGATTGAGGAGAATCTTTCGGATATGAAAAACGCTTTTAATGCTCGTAATAGATTTGCTTTTCAGGGTCAGACCTTAGAGGCATATCAAAAATTAGCACAAGACAGCAATAAAATAAAAGCAATGATGGGGCAATACCATAAACATTAACGAGTTATCAGGCGAAAGCACCCTCAATAAATAAATGCGAGTAGCCTGAGTTTTTGGAGGTTTTATGATGAACAATGACGGTAAATGTGAACTCTGCGATAAGCAGAAAGGCGTTAGTTATGACGAAGAAATGCACATGTGGCTTTGCGATGAATGCGCTGATGATGTAATTAGAAGAAAACCCCAGCAGGCCGAGCATGACACTATTTGAACAGTTCGTAATTGATTTAACTCCTTGGAGTAGATCAGATTTATTTGAAGCGAGTGAGATTATAAGAATTCATGTAAAAAACACTGGGGGCAATGAAGATGATTTAATACATGCGAATAAATGTTTTAGTGAGACATTGAATAATTTTGCGGACGATAAGTCGTGTGTCCATATCATTAGATTTGCAAAGTATTTTGTTAATACGATTTATAAGAAACAACAGCAGGCGAGCCATGAGTGATCATGCCTTGGATTTATGTGTAAATTTTTTACTGGGGTCAGCCTGTATTGGCTTTGGTATAGCCGTTATAGCCTTAATAGGGGCTTGGTTATGGATGGGAATTAAGATAATGAGGACTAGAAAATGACCGATCAAACTCAAGACTTATTCAATAGCATTAGGAACATTTTAAACCAAACTATTGAGTATTCTGAAAAAACTGTTGAGCCTTATGTTAAAGATAGGTTATGCGAAGCGAGAAGCCTATTAACCGAGCTTGAATACAGAGTATACCCGGGGAGGATGTAAATGACCGTAGCCGAGCTTATCGAGGCATTAAAAAAATATGACAAAAATTGGGAAGTTCAATTAGAAGTTGAAAGAATTGATCGCCCTTTAAAATTAGTAGATGGGGAAGCTGGCTTGCGGACTGTTTTTTTAAGTGATTAAAAGCTTTGCAGGTAGCAATCACCTGCGCCAGACACTCGAGGACTTCATATCCCCTCTCCAATCGCCGCACACGATGAGTGGAATGTGCCGTGAGTATCGGCTCACGTTGTCTAAAAAAACCGAGTTGATGTAACTGATGACCGACTGTCTTTAAGGGCATCTAAAAATAAAATAAGACCGGTTCGTCCTTAGAGGTGCTTTTTCCTCATCCGTAAAAGGGCTAGATTTTGGGGGTAGCGGTTGATCGTGACGGTAAAACTGCTCGGTCGTAAAACTACCCGTGTAACCCCCGCCAGTTAGTGAACTATTCGAAAATTTCGAATGGTTGGAAAGTGAACTGTAAAGGATTCTTTGACAGTTGGGCTTGATAATGGATTGGTAGTTAGGAGAGAGAAATGGAAGTAAGTGAAAACGAACATCTATCGGCTGAAGTAACGGCAGATTGTGAGATTTTGCGTAGGACAATTTATAAGATAGCTTCAGGCGAGTTTGAGCGTGAAACATTAACTGGAGCACTTGATGTTATTAAAAATGGATTGCTGATGATAATTTCGAGCAACTACTAACCAGCTACTAATAACCACTAAATTAGCAATAAGGACGAGGAATGAGTGAAAGAATTATGGGCTGGGATTGGGAAGCTGAAGGTGAATATTTAGGTCAAATACCTGAAAAAATGGTGCCTACTATTCATTGGCTTTTTTCGGAAAATAAGCGTCTTAAATCAGAAGTTAAACTGCTCGAAAACGATCTGTTTAAGCAAGCCTTCTGCGCGGCTTTGCCGTGTTTCATTGATGGCAACTTAGATATTGATAAGCCCATTAACGCCAAAATTAATGTAGAACAAGCAATTTTACACGCCCAAGAGGCCGTGCGGCAGGTGGGTGATCTGCATAAGGAGCTAGCGCGTGATTCCTAAGCGGTATACAAAGGATATTTTGATTTCTGCTTTGCATGATTGGCATAAAAAATATGGACAAGTTCCTACCAAAAGAGAGTGGAAAAAAGCTGGTAGCAAGCCAAGTGAAATGCCATATATACAAAACTTTGGCTCATGGAAAAAAGGACTATTAGCCGCTGGGTTTGAGCCAAGAAAACCACCTCCGCATGGGCGTAAAAAAGGCGGTAAAAATAAAAATCATAAGCGAGTAATTTCGCAGGGCTATGTCCATTTGTTTAAACCTGATCATCCTGAGGCAATGAAAAATGGTTATGTACGTGAGCATAGAATGATTATGGCTGATCATATAGGTAGAAAGCTTTTGCCTAATGAAGATGTGCATCATATCAATGGCATTAGAAACGATAATAGATTAGAAAACCTTGAGTTGCTTGATAAGGGTGTTCATACCTCTATTACACATAAGCATTTACCAAAAAATATTAAAAAAGAAGCATGTATTGGTGAGGGTTGTGAGCTAATGACAGCCAGTAAATATCGACTTTGTACTACTCATTATAAAGCGCGATGGTTTTTAGTTAAGAAAAAACGTATTTCACATCTACTAGAAGGGGCTGAGCGTGAGTGATCAGAAGACTTTAAGGGATGAGTTTGCTATGGCCGCTTTAAATGGTTTTTGTGGTGTTGGTTATGCATCTGATACCGCTTACTTTTCAGTATGGAATCATACTCCCCCAGAAGATTTGGCAGAATCGTGCTATGCCATAGCCGATGCAATGATGAAAGCAAGGAACCCAGGCCGTGAGTGAATATAACAACACAATAAGGAAATTAACCAATGAATATGAGTGATTTAGCCAAAGAAATGATGTCAAAGTTTAAATGCCCATACTGTGAAAGTAGCAAAATAAAACTTGGCTCCGAAGGCGATTATACCTATTTAAGATGTCTGGAATGCGACAAAACAAGTCCAGGGATTAGTAAAACCTATACATTAACCAAAGAAGCCCATAGTGTTTGGAAAAACCATGACCAGCGAGCTTAGGCCTTGTTGTCCTAACTGTTTAAGCCATAGGGTATCAATAATGGTTCACGGTGAACGTACTTATCAAATGCAGTGTAGAGATTGTTTATGTCTTAGCCCAGAAGTAGAGATAAGACCAGTAATGATTGAGGCTACTAGAAAAGCATGGGTAATGACCGAATGGCGGAAATCAGATAGAAAGCTGGAACAGGAGGGGTGATGTCAAATAAATATAATTGCCAAAGATGTGGGATAGATTTTGTTGTCTTGAATAGTTGGGCTGGGGATTTTGGCTATTATTTTTGTGCAGATTGCTATTACAAGGCTCAAAAGTTAATAGAAACCTGGCTAAAGGGGACTGCGAAGTGATTAATTTTGTAAAAAGGCGTTATCCGTTTGCTAAATTCCTCGGCGCTTTTAAAGCTAAAAATAACCCATTCTTTGTTAATAATTATCAAAACTATAGGGTTTATCAAAACCCCGATAATGATGAGGTTATGTTTTGGGGTAAATCCCCAAATGAGCAAAGAGGCATTATTCATTTAAATTCAGAGTTATTTAAGGAAATATTTTATAAAGAAAAGGAGCGAGCCGTTGAGTGACTATAGCTTCGTAGAGTTTTGCGATGAATTTAAGCTGTTTGAACCTGGAGAATCAGAACGCCAGAGAAAAATAGCTGATTTAGTGATGGGATTCTTCAAAGACGAAGAAAAGACAAGGCTTTGGTTTCATACAGAAAACCCAATGCTTGGCGGCATAAGGCCAATTGATTTAATCAAGCTTGGCCGCTCAGAAAAGCTGCTCAAGTTCGTTCAAACTGCCATTAAGGAGAATAAGAGACCATGAGTAAAAAAATAACTTACGCACACCTACAAGAGTTAAGAGAAATTATCGGCGAAATATGGGAAGGTTGCACCAAGGAAAAATGCCCTGAGAACGTATTTAAAGCATTTGAACAATTAGACGCTGAATTACTTGAATGGCAGAACACCTTATGACTAACCCCATGACCGACGCCGATATGTTGGATCAATTAGAATATGGATTGGATTGTATTAGAAGCAATGAGCCAGCTCTGTTTACTTCTGATCAAATACATGGAACTAAGTTAGTTCAACAAGTCATCGAATCGCTCAGGGTGAGGGTTGAGGCTGAAGCTAGCGCTAATAAAACTCAGTCCATCATGCAAAACCCAGCATTAACTTTTGAGGAGAAAATGCTGCTTATTGAGCATTACAAGTTATTGGCTAAGGACAAAGACCATGCTTAGCCACTTATACCGAAGAATCAGGGCGTTTCTTTGCAGTCATGGGGTAATTGATTGTGATGTTTATAGGGCTGAAACCGAGGAAATCTTTGAACCTCACTGGATGAAAGTAACTAAATATTATTGCCGATATTGTGAAGATGCAAAACATAAAAAATGTAAATGCCAAGTCAGGGAGGCCGATGATGCCAGTTAATCAAATTGTTATTTGCAATCTTTCTTATGTAAAAGGCTTGATCGATGGGGTTAATGAAGGATTAAAACTACCCGATTTTAATATCGAGCATGCGCATTCAATATTTGAAAAAGCAGTCGCCATTTTGGATAAGATCATATCTGATTTAGAAAAGGAGGCCAGCGGTGGGTGAGTTTGATTTAACTGATAAAGAAACATTTTTAGAGCATGTTTATATGCTAGCTGATTATTTGCAAAACTGTGAATACGGGGAGATAGCCAGAACTATTGTGCAGCTTAAACGAGACAATCAGGTATTAGAACAACGCCTAGCCGAGCTGGAGTCTGAGCATTGAACACAAAGCTATTGCAGATACTCAAAGAATTCGACTGGGAGGTCAAAAAGGGCAACGTAAGCGCTGTCCTGCTGTCCTATGCCAAGAAGGGTGAGGTAGTAGTGCATAGCTTCGGGGATTTCGATAGCGAGATTTTAAAGACGGTTAACGGAGAGTTGGAGGGGAAGGGGTGAAGGTAATATATTCTAAAAGGCTTTGGAGCCTTGGCAATTATAGCGAAGCTTCAATGGATTTAAACTTAATATGGCTAATAATCCTTTCGCCTATTTTAATCCCAATTCTGATTTATAGCGCAATCAGATGGAAATTAGACTTGAGAAATGTAAAACAAGGCAAGACCAATAAGAATAGGTGGGAAAAATGAAGCGCATAGTTAGGGAGATTAACCCAGG